GAGAATTATTAAAAGTTGGTCTAATACTATCAGTGTTATCAACACGAAGACCATCATTTTCTACTATACCTGTTACGTTTATACCTGTTGAGGTTGTGGATAGTTTTCCATTACCATCGAAACATAAAGTAACCGCACCATCTTGAACTGCTGAAATCATGTTTTCTGTATCAGCAGAGTTTCTTATTCTTACAACATTACCAGCAAGTCTTAAATCACCTGTACCAACTTCTTGAACAATACTATTAGAACCATCATGATAAATCTGTAAATCTGAACCAGCTCCGAATACTGCTTTCTTATTATCACCAAAGTTGACTTGGTTTGGGTTTAGGTTGATCTGTGTACCAGAAGAACTAAAGATTGCATCAAGTGCATCTAAGTCTGCATTAAGAGAAATACCCCAAGTATCTTCCGCTGCACCTGGTTCTGGTTTTGTTAAGTTTAAATTCGTTGTAAATGTGTCTGCCATTACGCCGCCTCTTGTTTGTCTAATTCAGTCCAAGTAGTTGAGGGGTTTGTTTGATCTGTCCAGGTTGCTGCTGCAACATTTTGATCTGTCCAATTATCCGATGGAACTACAATATCATTCCATTTTAGACCACCTTCTGCTTCAAATCCACTTAATTCATTAATAGTTGCAACACCTTTAAAGGTTGCACTACCTTTTGCATCAACACCTGATACTGCCTCTATGATGGACGCACCAGAATGTTCGATGGAACCAGCAGCAGTTAAACCAGAGATTGCTTCTATGGTTGATGAGCCTACATCTATTTGTCTTCCACTCGCAGTAAATCCTGAAACAGCTGAGACTGTTGCTAGTGCTTTATCTATTTGTGTACCAGAGGCGTTGAAACCTGATACGCTTTGTATTACAGCTGTTGAGCTATGTGTTTGTGAAAGTGTAGCACTACCATCGGTAGTTGCTTGAATAGTAACCTTACATTGTATGGAAAGATTATTATACTTTGATCTTGAATAATAACCCTTGTTGTAGCCTATACTAGCCACAACTCTATGCCAATGTTATATCTAAATCGCCAGCATTAAATCTAAATACGTCTCCACTACTAACAACCTTAGAAGCTGTTAAGTTAGCATAAGCTAATAAGTTACCAGATGATGAAGCATCAAAGATACCTACTGCAACTACAGTACCATAGTCAGCTGTAGCTGTTGGATATTCAATAGCTGATGTGTTGCTTGCTGTTGTTGGGTTAGTACCAGAAACAGTAAAAGCTCCAGACTGTCTTACATAAGCTCCGCCTGATACTTCGGTACCGCCACCTGTGTCTGTTGGTGCTACTGTATACAAAGCAACATATAAAGTTCCTGGTGCTGTATAAGCATTACCACCAAATACATGTTCTAAAACTTTGTCTTCTAAATAATCTGAAAATCCAGCCATTCTATTCTCCTTTATTAATTACCGTAGTAATAATTTTTCTTTTGTCTTTTTCCGTAGGTTCTTCTTCGCATCATTAGTGAACCTTTGCCAAATGCAGACTTCTCTTGTTCGAGTCTCATTTCTTCTAATGCTTTCTCAAACTGTTGAGTAAACATTGGTATTCTTTCGTCTTCCATCAAATAAATAGAAGCGTGTTTTAATGCACCATATAGGTAAACATCTGGATGTGAGACTGATACAAAGTTGCTTGTATTAGAATCACTCAATGAAGATATTTTAGCATAGTAAGTTAGCTGTAGGGTATATTCTACGTCTGGAGTTGGTGCTAATTCTATAGTGTCATCAACCATTGCATAATAGACAGGTTGACCAGTAAGGTTATTATTTGCTTTTCTATAGACATCCATTGACTCTATAGATTGCTGGAACAGAGGACTAAAATCATTGCTATCTATTTGCACGTTGATTGCTTCTAACCAATCTGAGGGAACTGATAAATATTGTGCATCAGCTGTAGCCGTTGCTCTTTTAATCATGTCTTTAGTTCTTAACCTTCTATTAAGTTCCGCTTCAACATTATCTATAAATGTATCTAAGTCAGAAGTTAGGTCTGATCTATTTAGATAGTTTGCTATCGCTGTTTTAAGTTCTGCATACGTCATACTTTACCTTGCCATGTTCTGAATACTTTATTATCTGGGTCGTTGAGCCATTGTTTCCATTTAGCTGAATCTTTTGACCAACCTTCGCGTAATGCCTTTTGCCAAATAATCATAGGGACTTCAGCAATGTGTCGCATATCTTTTCCAGGCTTAAGTGTATTGTCTCTTAGTTTCTTAACGTGGTCAATGACGGGAGCAACATCTTGAGTCGTATGATAAACCAGCTTGTCATCTTCGGTAATGAACTCTGATTTGTAACCAGTTTTATGGTCGGTGATTGTACGTTTTGTTGCCATGTTAAATAAGGGTGGGAAGGCCGAAGCCTTCCCTAAATTCTAACTAACTTATGAAGTTGTTAAGTCTGCGACTATACCGTGAGCAGCTTCGTTGCTCATTTCTAATCCATACTCACATAAAATCATTTTAGTTTGAGCATCACCTATTGTTGAGATGTCGACTGTGTTGAAGTCTCTTAGGTAAGAAACTTTAGCATAGTCAGGATCAACTAATAGTAATGATCTTTCTCTACTGAAGTTAGATGGAACGATTTTTAACTCGCCAAAGTCTGATGCGTAAATAGAAACAGAAGCCTCTACTGTGTTTGCATCAACCATTTGTCTAGCTGAACTTCTACCTGTGAAACCAGAAATTACTTGCTTGTTTACAGGGCCACAGATTGCCATTGAAGGCTCTCCACCATTGGAGAAACAATCTTGTAATACTGATTTAAGTAGTGCTTCTGTTAAAGCTCTTTGAGTTCCGTCTGTTGGAGCAGCTCCGCCACCGTTACCAGCACCGTTAGTTCCTCTTGATACGTTAGATGTAATCCAAGATTCAAAACCACCAGTTACACGAGCAGTTGTAGCATTACCAGTTGTCTTAGCACCTTTTTGACAAAGAGCAGTTTCCATGTCTCTTTTTAATGCTTTAGCCATAATAGCTAACTGATGAGCCATTTCAGATTTCTTACCAGCTGGGTCAGAAGCCTGTTGTGAACCAGTCACAGTTGCATCTCTTGATGAGATTTGTGCTACGTTACTAACTCTAGATGTTGCTGTAGAAGCAGCTCTTGAAAGTTCAAAACCTTCTAGTTGACCTGCACCTGAAGCTGTAGGTAGAGTTTCTGTTTGCCAATCAAAGACTACGTTCTTGATTGAGTTTTTACCAATAGCACTCATAAATGGAGTAGCTTGTGGTGAGATGTTATATATTACGTCACTCAGTTGTTCTCTATCGGAAGTCGCTGAGTAAGTATCAAATGCGTTTGTTACTTTTGCCATGATATTTATTTCCTATGTTTAAAAAGTTTATATTAATTGTTCAAATAATTTAGCCGCATCCTGGACTTTTCCAGTCTTAGCTAATTTTTGACGAGCTTTCTTCACAGGAGTTGTTGTCTTTGGTACGTTTGAAGTGCCAGGTCTTGCAGTACGAGCAACTGCTTTCTTTTCAGTTGGTTTCACTTTAGTCGCTTTTAATGTTTTGTCATGCATCCATGCGTTTCTTAAACCAAGTAAAACTCGGTAGTCATAAACGCTGTCCATTTCTTGAGGGGTATACCCTAAAACATTAACACCATAATTACGAATTGACATCTTTTCTTTTGATGCCACTTCATTATCTTGCCATTCAGGAATTAGTTGAAGTAATTGTTGGTTGCCATACTGAACGAACTCTTCGAGTTCCTTTCTTTGTTTAGCAGCAGACTCTTCTTGCAGTCTAGTTGCTTCTTCTTGTATAGCAGTCAACTTTTGCTTCTTCTCATTCCATACGTCTTTTTCACGGACATAAGCAATAGGATCAGCTTCGTATAGTGCGTTCCAATCTGGCTCGTTTCCTAACTCGCCCTTCAAAGTCGCTTCCATTTTTGGTAACAACTGTGAGTAAATTTCGTCTTTTTGAGAAACTTCTTTTTGTTGAGCTTCAATAGCTTTACGCTGTTCAGCTAACTCTTGAGTTTTTCTCGTATAATCTCTTTGGCGACTGTATCCGTTTTGGAGTTCTTCAAGCGTGACCTCTGTATCTTCGCCATCTACTTTAATTGTATATAGCTGTGGTTGCTCGGACTCCTCTTCTTCTACTTGATCTTCTTGAGGTTCGTCTTCTTCTTCGGCAGCTTCAAGTTCTTCTTC